GTAGTTAATTATTCTCCAACCAGAGGGCATGATAAGTCTACAAGAATGCATTCAGTTGCACCTATTTTTGAGTCTGGTTTAGTTTATGCTCCAGAAAAAAAGTTTGCAGATGAAATGATAGAAGAATGTGCGTCATTTCCTTTTGGCAAAAATGATGACCTATGCGATACTATGACTCAAGCTTTGATGAGATTCAGAGAGGGTGGGCTAGTTTCTCTTGGTGATGACTATGAAGACAGAGAGAAAGCGCCAGTAAAAAGGGTATACTATTAAAATGATGTTAATATTTCTTACAGAATATGAGGAAGAAGGGACTTGTTTTGGTGGGCCTTTTATAGTGGCTCCTAACTGGGAAGAGGCAGAGAAACAAGCATCTCATTGTAACATTACTATTATCGGTAGTTTGTCTGAATCGCTTGTTGGGCCTGTAATAGAGAACAAAGAAAGAGTACTACACTAATGGCAATAGACAAAGAAATTAATCCTACGGTTTTAAACGAAGAGAATCAAGTTCCGCTTGGTCAAGAAAACATGAGTATTGCCTTAGAAGCAATAAGAGATTCAGGGACTGACGGTTTTGAAATGCAAGAAGATGGCAGCGCTATTCTAGGCGAAACCATGACCGAAGAAGTTGAAACAGATTTTGATAGTAACTTAGCTGAAGTATTAGATGATCAAGAATTAAGAGTTATCTCTAATGAGTTAATAGCAGGAATAGAAAAAGATAAAGCTTCAAGAGAAGACTGGGAAAAAACATACAAAGACGGATTAGAGTATCTTGGTATGAGATTTGATGCTGAGAGATCCGAACCTTTTAAAGGTGCTTCAGGAGTTATTCACCCTTTATTAGGAGAAGCTGTAACAACATTTCAAGCTCAGGCTTACAAAGAACTTTTACCGTCAGGTGGCCCAGTTAAAACTCAAGTAATAGGTGCTTACGATTCTTTGGTAGAAGAACAAGCGCAAAGAGTTAAAGAGTTTATGAACTATCAAATTACTCACGTAATGGAAGAGTTTGATGAAGAGCTAGATCAATTGCTTTTTTATCTACCGTTAGCTGGATCTGCATTTAAGAAAGTCTATTATGATGAAAGCTTAGGAAGAGCAGTATCTAAGTTTATTGCTCCTGAAGATTTAATCGTTCCATATTACACAACCGATTTAGAGTCATGTCCTAGAATTACTAATGTTGTAAAAATTTCAGAAAACGAAGTTAGAAAATTACAAGCAGCAGGTTTTTACAGAAAAATAGATTTAGAAAGTGGCGAAAGCGCTAATGATTATAGTGGTGTCAAAGAAGAAATAGACAAGCTATCTGGAATGGAGCCATCCTATGATGACGGTGAAGTTTCACTTCTTTACGAAGTACATTGCAACTTAGAGCTTGAAGGCTTTGAGGACTTAGATGATGAGGGTGAGCCAACAGGAATTAAGCTGCCTTATATCGTTACGATAGATGCTAATTCAAATGAAATACTTTCTGTTAGAAGAAACTACAAAGAAGATGACGAGCTAAAAAATAAAATAGAATACTTTGTTCACTTTAAATTTTTACCAGGTTTAGGATTCTACGGCTTTGGTTTAACTCATATGATTGGTGGCTTGTCAAAAGCTTCAACATCTATCATGAGACAATTAATTGATGCTGGTACTTTAGCTAATCTACCTGCTGGTTTTAAGACCAGAGGTATTAGAATTAGAGACGAAGACACTCCAATACAACCAGGAGAATTTAGAGATGTAGATGCTCCAGGTGGATCGTTAAGAGATTCAATACAGCCACTACCATTTAAAGAGCCTAGTGGAACCTTGCTTCAGTTATTAAACATGTTGGTTAATTCAGGACAAAAGTTTGCATCTATTGCAGAAATTAATACAGGCCAAGGCAACCCAAATGCTCCAGTAGGAACTACGTTAGCTTTATTAGAAAGATCTACAAAAGTATTGTCTGCAATCCACAAAAGATTACACAACTCTCAAAAGAAAGAATTTAGAATTATGGCTAAAGTGTTCCAAGAATACTTGCCGCAAGAATATCCTTATGCAGTAGCAAATAACGAAACAACTATTAAGTTGTCTGATTTTGATGAGAAAGTAGATATCTTCCCTATATCTAATCCAGATATATTTAGTCAATCTCAAAGAATAGCTATGGCTCAAGAGATGATGCAGCTAGTGCAATCTAACCCACAAGTTCATGGACCTAACGGTACTTACGAAGCTTACAAAAGAATGTATGCAGCGATTGGTGTAGATAACGTTGATCAAATACTTACGCCGCCACCTCCTACAGATCCACTTCCACTTGAAGCTGGGTTTGAGAATAATCAATTGTTATTAGGTCAAACAGCTCAAGCGTTCCCACAACAAAATCATGATGCGCATATTTCAATTCACATGTCTTTGTTAAACACACCTCCTGTTCAAATGAATGCTCAAGTACAAGCTTTGATACATTCACATATCATGCAACATTTACAAATGAAAGCAGACATTCTTGGTGAGCAACAAATGCCACCAGAAGTTATGCAACAGTTCCAACAGTTGCAACAACAAGCTCAACAAGGATCTCCAGAAGAAGCACAAAACTTATCTATTCAAGCAGGTGATCTATTAGCACAATTCTCATCTCCAATTCTTGCTGAGTTATTAACAGAGTACAATCAAAAAGTTGCTTCTCCTCAAGACGAAGATCCATTAGTAGCTATTAGAAAACAAGAGCTTGCACTAAAAGGTCAAGAGCTATCTATAGAGCAACAACAATTCTTAGCTGCTGAACAAAGAAAAACTCAAGAAGCACAACAAAGAATGAATGTTGACAGAGAAAGAATTGGCGCCCAGGAAGATATTGCTGAGTTAAGAGACGATACTGCAAGAGCCAGAATGGAGCAACAAGCTAGATTTAAACTACTTGATCAAAGAAACAAACAANAGTAATGCCGTTAAAGTTTAAAACTCTTGGTTCTGGTATAGACAAACAAAAAAGCAAAACTAAAAGAACTTCTATAGGCGATAGCAACAACACTTATCCTAAAAATAAAAATGCAAAAAAGCAGTATAAAAAATACAGAGGCCAAGGCAAATAAAAACTTGCAAATATTTTATTTAACCAAGATAATAAACAACATGATAAAAAGAACTGAAATATCACAACAAAAAACTCCAAAAGTAACTACCAATAAGAATAGTTACAGTAACAAAGGTTCTGTTTCTTTAAAAAGTAACGCAGGAACTTTTGACGCTAGCACAACTCCTAAACCTGGAATGGGTAAAGGTAAAGCTAGAGGTATGGGCGCTGCCGAATTTGGTGGCAAGTTTTCTGGCATTTATTAGTGTCAATAGTTTGGGTGAGCCAAAAATTTTTTAAAGAAATTGAGGCTCAAAAAGAAAGCGTAAAGGATGTAATTTTAGCTGGGACTAAAGACTTTGCGCAATATCAGTATCTGTGTGGACGCTACAGCTCTCTCGTAGACGCAGAAAATTCATTTAGAGAACTGCTAGGAAAAATACAAGAAGATGCCGAAGATACACGTACCTGATCATGTTGCACAAGCAATAGAAGCAGAAGTCAAAGAAAAAGAAACCGCTACAAAAGAAACTAAATCTACTACGGATAATGTTCCGTACATAGAACCAGGAGCTAGAGTTTTAGATCCTACTCTTTTAGATAAATCAATTTTACAAAGAATGCCCCAACCTACAGGATGGAGAATATTAATTCTTCCATACGCAGGTAAGGCTGTAACAGAAGGAGGAATTCATTTGGTACAGTCAACGGTAGATAGAGAATCTCTAGCAACCGTTGTAGGGTATGTTGTAAAAATGGGTCCTGATTGCTACAAAGACTCCAGTAAGTTTACTGGGCCTTGGTGTCAGGAAAAACAATGGGTATTGATAGGCAGATATGCTGGCGCTCGCTTTAGATTGGGAGATGAGTCTGAATGCAGAATCATTAACGATGATGAAGTAATTGCTACTATATTAGATCCTGATGATATTCTTGCAGTATAAGGAGTAAACATGTCTGAGATTAAAGAAGAAATTATTGACGAAAGCGAAGTTGTCGAAGTAGAAATACCCGAAGAAAAACCTAGCGGTAAAATAGCGGACTTAGCTCCGGTAGATGAAGAAGCTGAACAAGCTATTGAGGATGTCTCTGAAACATCAGAGGTTAAATCAGAAGAAGAGCTAGAAGATTATTCTGAAAAAGTTAAAAAACGTATTAATAATCTAACTCGTAAGTTGCGAGAAGCAGAGCGTGGTCAAGAATCTGCGTATGAGTATGCAAAAAGAATAGCAGCAGAAAATCAAAACTTAAAAACTAAATCATCATTTAGTGATCAGTCTTATTTAAATGAAGCTGAAAGCAGACTTAAGTCACAAAAATCTCAAGCTTTGGCAGCATTAAAAAATGCGCACGAAGTAGCTGATTATGACAAAGTGGGCAAAGCTCAAGATGTACTTTCAAAAATTGCAATAGAAGAAAACAAAGTTAATGTTTCTAAACAACAGTTAGAACATCAACAAAATGTTCAAGAACAAGCAAATTACCAAGATTACATTCCACAACAACAACCAGTACAACAGCAACCACAACTCACTTCAACAGATGAATCTTGGATAGAAAAAAACGAATGGTTTGGTCAAGATGAAATTATGACTACAAGTGCTTATACTATTCATGCGCAGTTACGAAATGAAGGCTTTGACCTTGGAACAGATGAGTACTATACTGAAGTAGACAAGAGAATTCGTAATGCATTCCCTCAGAAGTTTTCAGAATCTTCTAGTAGTCAATCTAAGCCTCAACAAAAAGTGGCTTCGGCTGGAAGAGTAGCTGGTAATACTGGCTCTAATAAAAGACAAGTAAAATTGTCTCCGTCTGAAGTTCAGATGGCTAAAAGATTAAACGTACCCTTAACAGAGTACGCAAGATATGTTAAAAGGTAACAATTATGACAGAAGATAATAAAAAAGATTTAAACAGAACTTCGCGTTCTGCCGACACTCGAGCAACGAAAGAAGCTCGCAAACCCTGGAGTCCACCATCAATGTTGGATACTCCCCCCGCGCCTGAAGGTTATACTTACAGGTGGATTAGAGCTGAACTCGCTGGTAACGAAGACAGAAAGAATGTAACTTCTAGGATGAGAGAAGGTTTCGACCTTGTTAGATCCGAGGAGATAGGTGATTTCGCGCTTCCTACTATTGATGACGGTAAACATGCAGGGGTAGTTTCAGTTGGCGGTTTGCTTTTGGCTAAGATCCCGAATGAGACGCGAGAGGAAAGAAACTCCTATTTTAATGCTCGTGCAAGAACCCAGCAAGAAGCTGTGGACAGTGATCTCTTAAGGGAATCCGATCCTAACTCTCCGATTTTAACACCGGAAAGAACAAGCAAAGTAACTTTTGGAGGTGGTCAACGTAGTTGATCGTCAAAAATTAATTTTAAAATATAAGGTGACTTATTATGGCTAACAAAGATGCCCCATTTGGAGCAAGGCTGGTAGGTAAATTAGGTTCTGGTGTTGCCAACAGTGGTATGACAGAATATAAAATTGCTTCAGCAGCTTCGGGGAATATTTTTTCAGGCGATTTAGTTAAAATGCTTAATACTGGTACAATTTTAGTAGCAGCAGCTGGTGATGAATCAGTAGGCGTATTCAGAGGATGTCAGTTTACTAATAGCAGCGGAGACGTTGTTTTTAGTTCTTTCTTTCCTACTGGAACTGTATCGACTGATATTGTAGCTTTTGTACAAGATGACCCTAATGCTGTATTCGAAATTCAGAGTGCTGGTTCTCCAGCTCAAACTGATGTTGGTTTGAATGCAGATATATCTTATACAGCTGGATCTACCAAAACTGGTATGTCTGCTGTAGAGCTATCTGGGACAACTGCTGCAACAACTGCAACGTTTAGGATTATGGGATTCTCCTCTGATCCGGATAACACAACAACAGGCTCGGCAAATGTAAACGTTATTGTTAAATTTAACGAACATTTCTACGTAGACCCAACCGGAGTATAAGTAATGGCTATTAATAGAGCGCAATTAGCGAAAGAATTAGAGCCAGGCCTTAACGCCTTGTTCGGTATGGAATATGCAAGATATGAAGCAGAGCATACAGAAATTTTCGATTCAGAAAGTTCTGATAGAGCGTTTGAAGAAGAAACTTTAATCGTGGGATTTGGTAATGCAGAAGTAAAATCAGAAGGTAGTGGTGTCAGATTTGATACAGCTAACGAAGGATATACTTCTCGTTATACTCACGAAACGGTTGCTTTAGCATTTGCACTTACAGAAGAAGCTGTTGAAGATAACTTGTATGATAGGCTTGGCGCGAGATACACTAAAGCATTAGCTAGATCTATGGCTAATACTAAGCAAATCAAAGCTGCATCAGTACTGAACAATGCGTTCGATACTACTGGCGGTGATGGCGTATCTTTAATTAATACCTCGCACCCTCTTGGTGGCGGTGGTACTTTAGCGAACAGAGCAACCACTATGGCGGATCTTAATGAAACTTCTCTTGAAGATGCATTAATTAATATTTCTACATTCTCGGATGATAGAGGTCTTAATGTGGCACTAAGAGGAATGAAGTTAATTATTCCACCTCAATTGCAATTTGTTGCTGACAGATTATTACAAACTCCTGGTAGAGTTGGTACTTCTGACAACGACCTTAATGCAATTAAGAATATGGGTATGCTGCCTAACGGCTATGTCGTAAACCATTATCTAACAGATACAGATGCTTTCTTCTTGAAAACAGATTGTCCTGATGGATTTAAGTATTTCGAAAGATCTCCAATGCAAACTGCATTAGAGGGTGATTTTGATACTGGGAATATGAGATATAAAGCTAGAGAGCGTTACAGCTTTGGATATTCTAACTTTAGAGCCGTTTACGGTTCTCAAGGAGCTTAATACGAACGATTTATTGTAGCGTTTATTACTCAACTACAATTACCTAGGGGGCCTAACAGCCCCCTTTTTTTTATTTAAAATTTAATATACAATCAAGTAACTAGGAATATATTAACTTGTTCTACCGACTGACCTAGCAGACAAGCCAAGACAGTGGAACTTATTTCCGGGAGGAAATTATGGCGAATTCAACTTTTAGCGGAGCAGTCCGTTCAGAAAATGGTTTTAAAACTATTGACGTAAATTCAACAACAGGTGCGATAACAGATGGGTTGGTAATCAACGCAGATGGTAATATCTTTACTGATGATGGTGGACACATTCAATACGCAGCAGCAACAGGTTATGGACCTGCTGATTTTATTGTAGGTAAAGGCGGTAGCCAATACGGTACTGTAGATCCTTACACATCTGGACTTACTCAATTATTTCCTTTAGGCAGTAGATTACTTTACGGTAATACTGTTTATGCTTATGGTAGATTGGCAGCAGTTGCTGTTACAGCAGGTAAGTGTGTTACACACGCTGCTAAAATAACAAATCACTTTGATTTAACACCAACCGCAGGAGTCGCAGCAGGTGAAACTGCAATCTCAGTAGAGACTGCTGGTACTGACATAACTCTTAACCAATATGCAAATGGTTATCTTTATGTAAATGATGCTGCGGGTGAAGGTCAAATGCTTAGAATTAAATCTAATCCAGCACATGATCATTCAGCCGATCCTTCTATTGTTATTACTTGCTACGATGATTTAGCTACAGCTATAACAACAAGCTCAAGAATTACTTTAATTCCTGATCCAAGAAGCGCTTTAATTGGTCAAGCCGCAACAACTACAGGTGCAACAATGGGTGTAACAGTAGTTGA